TTGTCGTGTTAGTTGATTCGAGTACACCATTCAGGAATAGCGAACAAGTTGTACCAGACTTGACAAAAGATACGTCAACTACTGTACTGTCTGGAATATCGGTCACACCATCCAGAGTGAAACTGCCAAAAGTAATTCTGAGCTTGAGGTCATAGATGCCCCACGTAAAGCCTCCTTCAACATCAATAATCGCACCTCGCGTATTGCCAGAAGGATTGAATATTTTAGCTTCGAGCGTGACATTACCAGTTATCTCCAAGTTGCTGTCGGTATATCCAATGTGCGAGTACTTATTTAGCCTTCCTGACGCGATTAGAGGTTGAACCGTAACATTCGACGTGAAACTACGTGAGAGGGTGTACTGGGCAAAATCGGCATCGCTGACGTTGTACTTGAGTAGCAAAACAGTGGAAGCAGTGAGCGTGTCCTTGGGCGGAACGTCATTGGCAGAAAAAGGAATGCTGGCTGCTGTATTAATGGTAAGTTGGCGCAAATATCCTTGCCAACTCTGGGAAGTCCATGAAGGTGTTCCTACTGCATTTTTTAAGCTGCCTATGCACAGTGGCTCGGTTGAGTTGTTGTTGAAATTATTAGTTGCTTTAAGATGGGTGCTCAGGACTCCATCGATAAATATTTTGTAGACTCGCCCGATTCTATTAATGACAACGCTATGCTCGGCTATATCGTCTGGAAGGACACAAGAGAGCGTGTTACTACCAAAGATAGCAAACAAGGTACTATCAGTCGCTACACCCACATAAAAGCCAGCACTGGAAGAGCGATGGCTACCCAAGATACATCCATAGTTCCCTGCGGTCATCTTGGCAGAAAAGAAGGAGATGGTAAAGTCAGTTTCGTTGAGGTCGATTGCCGATGTTTTCGTCGCCTCAAGTCTGCCCCCTGAAAGGATTAGACGGGCTTTGACTATGCTCGGAGTGCCGATTGTATTGCCGATTGTTGAGATGCCCGAACCTGTATATGTAGTTGTTGATGATGCGAACGCCAAATACAATACTTCGCTGGAAGGGGCTATCCAATTTATTTTCTGCACCATAGCGACTGCGCCAGCAGGAGTGATATTGTCGCTGTAGTCGATATTTGCGTAGAGTTTATTGATGTATTGCAGTTCTAAGACTTGCTTTCCAAAATATGCCGTGAGCAGTGTTACTAGACTATATTGTTTGGGTAGCGCAAAAATATCAGTGAAATTCTTGATTATGTGACCGTTTGAGATAAGCTCGATATAGTATTTTGTGTACTTGCCAGCATTGATGATTGTAAGTGTAGTGTTGGCAGCTAGGGTGATGCTGATGTACTGTGTGACGCTAGCTAGGTCAAGTGAGTATGTGTCGGTTGAGATATTTATTGAGGTCAAGTCGTATGCGTCAATACTGTTCTGGGGAATGTACTCGAAGCCAGAAGATGCATTGAGACTGTTAGCCGCCTCTGTAAAGATTCCCCAACATTTGCGGTCAAAATTAATTAAAGGTGTATTTGCAGGTAATAACAAGGAATCTAGTGCCGAAAGCTCTAAATCACTGTTTATCGTATAGCCGTTGCGAGGTGGTCTGCTCATTTCATTATTATACCTCTAGAGGGATTCATAGAAAAGAGGTTGCAGGTAATATTGAGTTGTTAATCACGAGCAAAGCCAATGAATACTAGACACTTATATACACTCCAAGATGGTAGGGTTCTTGTACTTGAGCATATTGTAGCTATAGGCAGCATTTACCCCTCGCGAGATGAGGGTATGTTTTTTCAAGTGGATATGCTTGGTGATGTTTGCTATTGTTATCCAAATGTTGAGTTTGAAAAGACTCGCTCAGCATTGCAGAACTACAAAACAACTGAACGTGCCGAACTTATTAAAGCACTAGAAGCAATCTAATGCTAACAAAAACACTAAAAGTAGGCGACGAAGTTTTCGTAACTCAAAAAGGATTCCGCAACGAAATTACAAGCTTGGGAGTTTTTCCGATTGCAAAAGTTGGTAGATTATACTTGCACGTAGAAGTCAATTACTCTGCCCCTGAAAAGTTTAATTTTAACGGTGTAGGCACAGACAGTCGTTATGAGTTGTGGGATAGTGAAGAGTCTTATAAAACTATCACTAAAAGGCAAAAAGAACGTGCATCAAAAATCAAACAAATTCAAGCTATAGTCTCTGATTATAAATTTGGAAATAACTTGAGAGATGAGGCGCTTGACGAAATTTTGCAATTAATAACATCACAGGCACATTGATGAGAAAGCCTAAAAATTGTTGTAAAACAAGAATAATGGGTTATCAGTATGAGGGTTACTACGTTATCCAAGAACGTCTATTCTTTTGGAGTTATACTGACCTAGTGTGTTGGGTTAGAGATACGGGGTATCGGACTGAAGTATATAAAACGCCCCCAACTGAAAAGCTAGCTGAACTGCTTAAGTATGGCTAGAGGTGCTAGAATCATTAAAACCTAGCAACAGGCGAAGATTTTGGCTAAACGACAAAACCAATCATCCACTGCTCTATTCGATATCTCAAAGCTACTCACAGTTAAGCCACTTACTGAAAATCAAACTCGCGTTTTTGATTATTGGGGTGAGAACTACAATCTAATACTAAGCGGAAGCGCAGGTTCAGGTAAATCCTTTCTTGCGCTTTTTCTTGCTCTCAAGTCATTCTTGCTCCGTAAGTATGAAAAAGTGATAATCTTCCGTTCGACTGTACCTACCCGTAATCAAGGCTTTCTTAAGGGTTCACTAGAAGAGAAGCAGCTCCCCTACGAAGATATATATCGTGCAATTTTCGCAGAACTTTTACCTACAATCCCTAATCCTTACGATGTACTGAAAAAAGAGAAGACTGTAGAGTTCAAAAGTACATCTTTTGTAAGAGGTCTTACCATCGCAAACTCGATTATCGTGGTTGATGAGTTTCAAAACTTAAATTTTCACGAATTATCTTCAGTAATAACTCGTGTAGGTGAAGGTTCAAGGATTATATTTTCAGGGGATTTTTGGCAATCAGATTTCAAGTACGATGATGAGAAGGAAGGGGTCTTAAAGTTCTTGAAGATTCTCTCATCTATGGAAGAGGATTTCAAAAGAGTGGACTTCCAAATTTCGGATGTCGTAAGGTCGGGACTTTGTAAACGTTTCCTTCTCGCAGAGCATGAACTAAGGCAGTCTAGTAACGCTTAGAGTCTTCTGGAGTAGGGGTTGGTGCATCTACAGGTGCATCATCCTCTCCATCGTCATCCCAAAAAATCTCTGCAATGTCATAGAGTTCAAACAAGAGATTTAAGTGAGTTTCTACCATTTCGCTAGTCTTCTCGTTTAATTCAATGAGTGCTAAATTTTGGGCTTTCGCTATCAGCTTTATTTGATTTTCAATGATAGGATTTAGGTCGGTTTCCATGTTATTTCTCTAGGGGTAGTTTTATTATACTGTTGTTTCGGGGAGGGAATCAATCCAGTCTTCTAGAACTGCGGTCATTTTCTTATCCTTAGACTCAGAGTACTTTCTAAGTTTTTCGAGTCTTTTTTCTGATAAGTTTGCGTTAAATCTCTTGCTTTTGTCAATACTCATAATCTGTATACGATATGTTATAATCACATTATACATTAAAAAGTGATTACGTGCAATGACAGAAGATAAGGAAACGTGGATTTTGTACCGTACCGAAAATTTGTTAAATCATAAAATTTATGTTGGTGTACACAAACTTACCGACACTTACAGGTCTAAAAATTATCTTGGAAGTGGTGATGCTTTGAAACCAGCCATTAAAAAACATGGCAGGGAAAATTTCACCAGAGTTACCCTAGCAGAGTTTAACTGTGCCGAAGATGCTTACTTAGCTGAAGAAGTTATGGTTACTCAAGAATTTGTTAATCGTCCAGATACCTATAACATGAAAGTAGGGGGAATGGGGGGTAAGGGACTTATTTTTACCAAAGAACATAGAGCAAAAATAGGGGCTGCCAATAAAGGCAGGGTAAAGAGTATCGAAACCCGATTAAAACTTAGCGCTTCCAATAAAGGGAAAGTACATAGCGAAGAGACAAAAGCTAAAATTGGAGCAAAAAATAAAGGTAACAAACATATGCTCGGTAAAAAACTTAGCGAAGAAACTAAGGCAAAAATTAGTGCGGCAGGTAAAGGTAGGGAACTAAGTGAGGAGGCGAGAGCTAGGATAGGGGAGGCAAACAGAACAAGAGTTCTAACAGCAGAATCCAGAGCAAAAATTAGTGCTGCAAATAAAGGGAATAAACACACTCTAGGCAGAAAATTAACTGACGAACACAAAGCAAAAGTCAGTGCTGCACATAGAGGTAAGATAGTATCGGAAGAAACTAGAGCTAAACTCAGCAATAGTCTTAAAGGTGTTAATGTAGGTGCTGAACATTGTCGGAGCATAGCAATAGTGATAAACGGCAAGTACTACGGATGCGTAGCAATAGCAGCTAAAGTAGAGAAAGTGAATCGTCAAACTATAATGGATAGAGTAAAAAATACCAGACTAAGATGGGTTGATTGGCGATACGCTACAGAAGAGGAAAAATCAGGGCATCCTAGAAGTACAATTTTAATTGAGGAAATTCTAGATTTATCCACTCCCAAAAACTGATATTGCTAAAATCGTATCTACGTTTAGGTAAAGGTTGTACGAAGGGTTGAAAGGTTGGAGTACCATCTTCAAGATAAACACCATTACATAAACCTAAAATATTGCTGGCTATAATGAAGGCATTACTATTTGTGGCTGTGGCAGTTGTATAGGCTGTACTAGTGTCAATGTCTCCTGAATTTACTCTGAGTTTTACTTCAGAAGAACTCTTCTGTATCCATACATGATTCCACTGATGGATAACTGGAGTCCAAGGTACTGAAATTAATATGCTGCCATTTACACTTACCTCAAGATTATTTGAAATTGTCTTAGCTAACTTGAAAATTCCAGCTTTCTCCGTGAAAATAATAAGTCTACCATTCGTAGCTTGTGTAAAATACACAAAAGTATTCAGTGTGAACTCATTAGGAAAAACCACACCTTCATACTGCACATTGGTAGTTGAGCCACAAATAAGACACTCCGTCCCAAACAACTTATTTTCTGACTCATATTCAATACCTACCATTGAGGATATTTTTGAATTGCTGCTCTGGTCACTTAACCTACCATTGAAATCTAAGTGTAGGAGGCTCGAACTGTTGCTTGGTGAAGTATATGTCGCCAAATTTATCTCTGGGTCGCTGACGCGCAAAACAAGGCTATTGGAGTAGATAACTGAACTTGGCTTTAGCGTCGTGGGTATAGCTATATCTGCCTCGAACCAAATATTGTTACTTGCATCTGTAATTCTCGCAAGATTTATTGTGCTGTTGATACTCGGTAAAGTCTGCGTGTTACCGTACTCGAAAAATATCTCGCCAAGTGTACCAATTTCACGTTCTGACCACTTAGCTGCTGTCAAGCTAATGGTTGCTTGTAATGTACCACTGTTGTCGTAATATTTGGCGCTTAGTGAGCTGGGAAAAGTGTTTGTTCCCTTAAAAAGTAAGTTGAGTATCGCGTTGCTTAGCTTGGCTGTGCCGAAGTCCAGTGTCAGTGTTACACCTGTGTCTGCGTAGAGAGTCAATTCTGAGCCAGTCTCTATGGTGACATCAAGTGCAACAGTATCAAAAACAATGCCGTCAGAGGTAGTAAGACGGAGGAAAATGGGGTCTGCATAGTCGGCTATCGCCTCTCCGAAGTTGATATCATTTTCATTTTGTACTGAATTATCTGTCACGTCCCAGTAGCTTGCGTCTAATGGTAGCGCTGAGATACCAAACAGTGTTGAGGTGATGTTGGTATTCGTATTGTCGAGAATGGTTGCTGCTATAGGGAGAGCAGCCGATGTAATTGGTTGTTCTCGTATTACTTTTTCTGTGATGTCAACGCAAGTGCTGAAAAGGGTAGTCATTGTTATATCTTACCATCGGAGTATTGCAAAACTGCTACAACGTATATAAAATGGCTAAATAAATTGAGGCGATACCATGCCAGACACATTAGAATCTATTTACGAAGAACTGAATAAAAACTGCGCTGTTACCGAATACCTCAACCAGCAACAGAAAGAAAACAACGAGAATTACGTGAAGCTGATGCGTAAAAAGTGGTGGTTACTCAATCCTGATATCGTTGAGATTTCTTACCTCACGGACTTAGATACTGACTACTCTGGTTCTGATTGGGGCAGCTATCCATCGATTTTGTGGAAGACTGTATTTGATAAAGAGGGTAACGATGTTGTGTACACAAGAGATACATCAGGCTATCCTGCACTTGAGTCTGAGATTACTGACGAGGAAACTGTTATTACTGTTCGGAATCCGTACCTAGAGGATGTTGCTTAACATGAAAAAATTATTACGCAGTTGGATTGAATCTCTATACGAAGCTACCGAGTCTTGGGTAGAGCCTGAATTGCCAAGTCGGGAATTTTATACTGCTGGTCGAACTTCGGAGGATGTTAGGAAAGAAGAATACATCAAGTCATGTCCTTTCAGAATTGCAATGCACCATGTAGAGAAATATTACAAAATAGCTCCCCGTTATGATGGACGCGAGAAAGATGCACCAGATTGGGTACAAACTTCATATTGGTACGTGATTCACAAACGTACAGGTATTCTTTGCGAGAAACCTTACGACTCACAACGAGAAGCAGAGAGAGCTATTACTGACTATTGGGAGGAACACTATAAAGAGTGGGTTTCCAAGAATTTACACAAGATTGAAATACCAAATCGAAGCTGGTAGTATCTCAAGCGCCGATGGGCTGTGAAGATTTATCCTGAATAATAATAACAATAATATAGGAAATCCTTGTACAGACCTTGGAAGCCTTACTGATTATAGAAGTTTGTACAAGATTATCTAGGAATTTACAATATTTGTACAAGAGTATGGTGTACAATAAGTTAAGTACAATAATACTTGACATGAACAACTTAGATAAGGCAATATTAAAAAGACCACCAGATGTAGAAATGGCAGCGCTAGTGTTTTCCGAAACTACCTCTATAACTCTTGAGCAAGGCAGGGAAGTCTCTATGGCTATCCTACCAACGATTGCAGGGTTACAAAAATCATTAGATAAGCTACAACAGACAGTTGAAAATACCCAACGACTAACAGCGCCAAACATAGCTAGATACTTTTTAGCTAACCCACATATTTTAGAAGATTTTGAGATTGTGGAGGATGATGAGCAAGATACTGTACAAGTTCTGTACAAGGGTAGTTCTGCCAACAATGTAATTCGTCGTGCTTACAACAAAATTACTGCCGAACTCATGAAAACGTTCGGTTGCAAGGATGTATCTTTCAAAACAATGTCAGAGGCGATATTAAAAGCTTACGACTGGAAAATGATGTCTACAAATGATTCAGTGGATATCTCTATTTTGAATGTTGCCTATAGTTTCAACAGATTATTCACTACGGCAGATATCAAGAAAGCCATACCTAGCTTAAACTGGTCAAAAGAAGAAATTTCAGATTTACTTTTAGGTAATGGTTACACACTGAGGACTTACCCTTCAAACCGAGTCAAATACTTTAAAAAACCATGAACAAAGTACTCACAAATTTCCGCGACCATCCCTCACTCCGCTTCGATGACCCACAATCTGTCTTCAAAATCGACGATAAAGTGTATCTTATCAGTGAAGGTGTTGTAAGACAAATTATTCCTAAGAGTGTACAACTAACTAACATCGGGGAACCTTACCGTAATTTAGTGAGGCTCAATTATTTCTTTGCTGCTGAAGCATATCTTTTCGACTTTACCGATGTACTTAACGAGCAGCATCAATTGTGTATCGACTTTGCCCCAGAAGATGAAGAAACACTGAGGCAACTAATCAGCCCTGAGACAGATGCAGAAAAGAGAATTGACGCTTAGTATTGGTTTGTTGTGATTCGAGGCGCTAATGCTGACACTACTGCTTAACTTGGTCACTTACCTTTTACTATCCCTGCTTGCAATTATTACAGTCTGCCTCATACTATTTTTTCTGTCTCTGCTTGTTGACGGTGTAGTTGAAAGGTTTAAGAGTTAATATGTTCTCTCACCTAATTTTGCCACTCATGATGGCGCTCGTCATCCCTGCACTTCTTGGCTACATTGCATTGAAACTTTACTTTGGTAACTAATATGACCGCACCACAAATTCTCGCTGTCTCTAACACCACTACCGAACTTTCGCCTGAAGAGAATGAGTTGCTCCTTTCTGCAATCAACTTGAGCAGTCAAGAAAAGAGCGTCCAAGCCGAGTTGAAGGACGTAAAGGTAAAAGTAACCCAACTGTTCACTAAACGCTTTGACACCGCAAAAACTGGCACAATCGCGAAGCTTGGCAAGAGCAGCATTCAGGTCAAGCGCAAAGCTAGCAAAGTCGTGTTGACCGATGAGCTAATTCAACTGAGAGAAACTATCGATGACGCAATCACAGACCACATTGCATCCAACGAAGGTGAAATTCTAAAGCTGAAAGAGCAAATCGAAGCTTTGCAACAACAGATTCTAGCACTGCAAATCAGTGATGAAATCTTGATGATGGAGTTTGACTTCAAACAACGTGTTGCTGCATTGAAATCTCCTGAACCAGAATATGAAGTAGCAATTAAGGTGTGATATGGCTGAATACACACAACAAATCTACTACACTGTAACAGGCAGAAGAAGGAAATCTACCCTAAAAGATTGGCTTCTGTGGTTATTATGGTTCCCTAAAGACGTGGTTGAAGAGAATGTGTTTACCGCGCAAGACATTGTATCAACTATCTTCAAGTTTCAATATTCAGGATACGACCAAATCGAAATCATTCAAAAGCGCGGAGATAAAGAATACTAATGAAACGTGACTCCCGCATCAAACATCGATTCGTCACAGTCTTCCCCGTTGACTTTTTTCGCGGTAAACATAAATGTCGTGATGGAGTTGAGCGTAGTGTTGTATGGCATAGACCTTGGAAGCTTGGAGGAGTGATTTTTATTCCTCTGTTTCAGTTTGAGATATGCCCTAGATTTGGTAATAGAGATAGCTACTGCTATTTTACCCTTAGATTTATCTGGTGGCAAATTAACGGGTATTTTTGGTACAGCAAATGAGTATTCTTCACCCCAAGAAATTAGATACGATTTTCAAACAAGAAATTGCAAAGTATAGATACAAACCCAACTGGGAATTTTTTGCTAATCCTTATAATGAACTAATCATTCCACCAATAATGGATAATCATGGAACCTAAAAACAGAATCTACGTTGTGGCAGTCTACGCTGAAATTAGAAATAGCGAGGACACGTACAACAATATCTACACAGTTCTGCTCGATGAGCCAGATGAAACCGAGCAAGATGCAATCAACATGGGTAGAATACTTTTCGTCGCTGATGTACTGAGAGACTCAAAACTTGATGTCATGGGTGAGACTGTGATAAGTAAAGACGACATTTGCATCTGCTACATCGGATGCAGAGAAATCACTGCTGAAGACCTTGACCCTGAGAGCTATGAGTAAATTATGAAAAGAATCCAAGCAGAACAAAATACAATTCTATTAAGCCTTACTGGGTCTAGATTGTACGGTATTGAGAATGAGGATAGTGATTACGATTACAAAGGTATCTGTATTCCTTCCATAGACTATTTCATTGGCACTAAGACATTTGAGCAGCTAGATAGCTTTAATGAGCCAACCTGCGTATTTCCTATACTGACAGGTACAGATAGTGTCATTTATAATCTGAAAAAATTTTGCCATCTGGCGACTTTGAACAACCCTAATATTCTAGAGGTTCTTTATGTTGACCCTAAAAATTATATTGTGTGTAGTGGGGCGGCAAAGCAACTGATTGCTATTCGAGATTCATTCTTGTCCCAGAAAGTTTATTACAGCTATTCAGGTTACGCTCACGCTCAAATTCGTAAGGTTGACACACATAGGAAATGGCTACTCAAGTACAAAAAAGACCCTAATTTCTTTTCTGTGCCTCCAAACCCTAAAGACTTTGGACTTGACGAGAATCCTTTGAGAAAAGAGCAGTTACACGCTTTTCTTGAGTTCTTATACACTTTGATTAAAGATGCTGCTCAGTACCATGAAACCACTGTAGAGCTACTAGAAAAAATTGAATTAAAAGGTTTACTAAAAGAGAGGAAGTTGCCAGAAGAAGTACTAGACTGTGTTCAGTACTATACAAGAGCAACCAATGATTTTATGACTCTTTTAAGAGGTACTCAAGCATATAGGACTGCTCTACAAGAGTATGAAGCTTATCAGTCTTGGAAAAACAACCGCAACTCCAAAAGAGCAGAGGTAGAAGCAAAATGTGGCTACGATGGAAAACATCTGGGTCACTGCTATCGATTGTTACAAACTGGTATTGAAATTTTATCTGGCGAAGGTATTCAGCCTGACAGAAGACTTGTAGGAGATGCAGAGTATATTAAGTCAATCCGAAATGGTAATGTAGATTATGATGATGTAAAACAAAATGTGGATGCTCTTCTACTAAAACTCGAAGAAGCTAAGCAAAATACTCGTCTACCTAAGACTCCTAACACTAAAACTATTGAGCAAGTTCAGATTGATATTTTGAAGAGTAGTCTAGGAGTAAAGTGACCTCTCCGCCAACCCAAGATATTCATGAATATTTGTCTCAATCCCCTGAATCTCAGCCGTAGTAAGCTGTCTGTTATACATCAAGCAGCCCAAGAAAAGTCCCTGAATATCTGTAGCGATGCTGTCAACCGTCAACGCGCTGCTTGAACTAAACACCAATACCTGAGCGTCTGTGTTATCTAAGTTTGTACTTAGAGTCACAGACGCTTTTTTTTGCCTCACATCTGTAATTATCTGAGGAATACTAGCTCCATCGCTACTATAAAACTCTAGTTGGTCTGTGTAGTTGCTTATCAGGACACTATCAGCCGTTAGAGCATTCGTATACCCATATAGTCCAGTACTAACGAAACTTTTCGGGGTAGTCCAGTTGTCAGAAAAAGAGTACAGAAAAGAAGTACTTTCATTTGGGCTACCCACCAGCAAGTCATAGGCAGAATTGAATGACAACGAGTATCCAAAATTAGTGGTCGCGCTTGTGATGGTTTTGATGACTGTCCAAGTACCAGTTTCGTATTTCCAAATTTTCACTTCGTTAGAGAAGTTGGCGGTCGCCAAGTAATCACCCTTCAGGGCGAAGTCCAAGTCTGCGCCTGTAATCGTTTGTGTGAGTGTATCTGAGTCAAAAACCCTCACATTTCCCGAATTGTCCATCGCCGCCCAACGTGACAAAGAAAAATTACCCAGAATTTTTTTCCCAAAAAAGTTGAAGACGTTACTAGGAGTTGTATTGTAGATACCAGCATTTTTTTGGAATTGGTAGATGCGATTACTATCCTGAACTGATACTAATAATTTGGTATCGTAATCATTTACGGTAGCAGAAAGTCCAAAACCATCGATATAAGGTAGAGGACTGGTTTGACCTAAATTAAGGCTAGATGTCCAAGTAGCTACACCAGTCCGAGTGAAGTGAAGTACGCGACCTTCACCCAAGTTGCTATTCTTAACACCAATACAAATCAAATCTCCAGTGCTATTTATTTGAAGCGAGGCATTAGCTAGAGCAGCAGCGTCACCTGAAGTCAGTGGCAAAGTTACCGCAGAATCAAATCGCCACACACCAGAGATTCTTCGTACTACTTTGACTGTGTTTGCCAAGTCATCAATATAGACCAAATTACTTTCATCTTCCGAAATTGCCACTTTACTAAAGCGACCAGACTGCGTAGCTACTTTTACAAAATCACCTTCATTAAATTGAAGTGCGCCGACCAACTGAGTGCCTGAGCCGCCATTAAAGGTATATCCAGAAGCTGAGCCAACATATTTACGATACGATTTTGCTGCTAATTCCCGATAAACAAAAAATAAGGTGCGGACACCGACCACTGGAGATGATAAATTTATTTTCTGCCCTGAGCTTGCGATGTTGTATGTCTTGCCGTATAGAAGCGAAGTTTCCAATGTCGCGCTTGTTGTTGCATTGGCTGTTGCAGTGAGATTTGGTATTGTGCCGCTAGTTACACTTGATTTTGCAAAGTATCCATCAAGATACCCAGAAATATTTGTGATACCAAAACTGCGGGATTCATTAAGGTCAACCAAGTAATCTTGATAATAAGTACCATTTGAAACTCTTATAGTGATTGGTTTTCTAGCTGGACGCACTGCAAAATTACTAAGAACTAGCTGGAAAGTTGTCGTCAATGAATTTGGAGCTACAGAAACATTACTGACATTTAATCCAACATCACCCACTTGCCAATCAGAGTTGGATGGAATTAATAAATCTAAAAAATAAGTTGTGAAATTAGAGTATACCCCAGTCTGAGTAATTGTATAAGTTGTTGTTGAATTTGGGGCGACAGAAGTTGCACCAGAAATAGAAAAAATTCGCCTAGAAAAAATCCCCTGAAAAGTTGAAGACGTTTTGTTCCTGAACTTAATCGGGTAAAATTGCTCGACCTTAGCTTGGGGTAAAATTGGGTCAATTTGAGGAAAATATTGGTCGAGGTTAGTGACCCTTTCCCAGACAGAAAAAGAAATTAAACTGAAATTGCCTGTAGGCGCTTGATATTTACTTGAATTAAACCGAAACTTGTAGCTAGGTATTTTTATTTGTAACGTAGTAGTGAGCTTTAGTACCCCGTTTAGCCACACTTTTACCGTGTACTGGTTAAACTCTAGGCGAAGTACTTGAATAGGCTCTGAGGGGTCAAAAGTGCCAATATCTTGCAAATTAATAGCACTTGAGTTTAGTCTGCCAAATTTAAGTAGATTGTCTAGTTTTCTCACAAAAAAACTAAGGTTAGGTGAGTCCCAATAGCTTAGTAGTTCTACATTTGCACCGATATTAGCTGATAAAAAACGTAGCTCGACTGTAAAACTTGATGTGAGGGGTCGAGCGCTTTGTATGACGAAAGAATTGGGTGTCACTAGCTTCGTCTGTGTTTTGTAATCATTTGTGGTCGTGTCAGTTGGTTTTGTAAAGTTACCAATCTCATCAGCATATTTTAGATAGCAGATTTGGTTGTCACTCGGCTTATAGTCAACCAAGGTGCTAGCAAAAACATCTGCATTTATTGATAAAAGCCAAGGCAATGCCACAGACTTGTATCCAATATTTTCGACATCTCCAGTAAAGTTGCCGACCTTGAAAGTGCCAGACTGAATCTTGTAGTTGAAAGTGAGAGTTGCCGCCGACTCGTTTACCTTGATACTCAGCACATTTCCTTTTCTGACAACGCGCAGCAGCGCCCATGTGAGCGTAGTAAAGGTTAGTCCAGTACTTATAGTTTCAAAGATGCCCGAAGCTATCTGACGCTTGATTACTAGCACACCAGAGACGATTGCAAAGTCAAAAATATCCCCTACAGTGAATAAAGTCTGATTTATGACTCCAGAGGGATAAAATTGCCCAAAGAATGAGAAATCGTATTTGTTTGTGACGGTTGAGTAATTTGTCGAGGATGCTGTATATGAAGTCGTGCTGCTATCGTATACGTCTAGAGTAGTAGGAAAATAATTCTGCTCTACTTCAGTTAGTTGGATAAGTTCAGGAGAATAGGTATGTCTGGGGAACATTAGATAGTTACAATCTCATTAACAAATCCATACGCAACAATAGCTCCAGTAGTTGCAGCCCAAGCTTTTATAACTACCGAGCCTGTATAGACTAAGCCATTTATCACAGGCACAAGTCCTCTGCCAGCAGGAATAGTAACAGGAATTAAATTAGTTGAACCAGTCCCGCCAATTGCAAGAGTTACAAGTACATCATTCGCACTATTATTGCAAAATGCGACCCAACATTCGTGCAAATTTGTCGGGTGAGCCGTGTGAATCGTGTTAGCTGAACCTGAAGTTGTGGCATTGATAGGAATACCAATTCCTGACGTAGACCCACTTAGTAACTGCTTTTGAAAAGTATCCAATTATAAATCCTCTGAGTGTGGTACTAATAAACTAGCTTTTTTAACACCTTCATTAATAATAACTAAATCAGCTTCAATATCTGATAAATTTGTATTAACTAATACGTCTGTTTTAGCTTTAATACTATCTAATTTAGTTTCGTTAGCATTAATCTCACTTATTATAGCTGTTTGAGCATTACTTACATTAGTTGGTGTAGCAAATCCTGTTGCAGTTACCCACTGACCTTGATTAGTTTGAAGTTCACTAGTATCTTCAAGTATAGAAACAATAGCAGAATTATTTGGAGCTACATATCCAGATGAAGCTAATCTTGTAGAAGTTGCTACATCAATTCTAGCTAGTTCAGTAGCCAACTCTGACCTAACTGCTGATGCAATTACTCCAGATGTTATGTTTGTATTACCAATAGCTGCAACAATAGCTGCTATTACTTGTTGACTATCGCCTTCATTTATGATGGCTGCTTCTACGCCTGTTGCTATTGCTGTCACTTGGGCTGTGCTTATTGTCACATCAACATTTAAACTTCTAGTTACAGCAGTCCAAACAGCATTTGCAATTGTAGTGGCACTAATAGGAGCAGTATAACTGCTAGTGGCTAGTCTGCTAGATATTGCGGTATCTAAATTATCTAATCTGCTATCTGTAGTTAGTAACGGATTTGAAGGTATAGCAGTAATTTTAGTTAACTCAGTACCAAGTTCAGTTCTAACTTGTCCTGCAATCACTGAAG